GGCTGGCATGCCAACGTGCGCCACACCGCTGAGACTCCTGAGCTGGAGGCTTTCCGCGTGTTCCCGGCAACCCCGAGCAGGGCTTGGGCATGACCCTGGAGCAACGCCTGTACGCCGGCGACCAAGCCCGGCAGGTGCTGGACAACGAGGCATTCGTGGCCGCCTTTGAGGCCATCGAGAAGGACATCATCGAGCAATGGACGAACAGCCCAGCAAGAGACGAGGCCGGCCGCGAAAAGCTGTGGGCCTACCTGCACCTGTTGCGGAAGGTGAAAGCGCAGCTGACCTCCACGCTGGAGACGGGCAAGCTGGCCCAGGTGGAACTGCAGCACAAGCAGAGCCTGGTGGACCGGGCGCGTGGGTTCATTTCGCGCGTCGCGTGACCGAGCTCACCCTGACCAGCCAGATCCGCGTGGCCTTCCACCCGGCGCCTGAGGCCGAGCTCGTGCACGGCAACTGGAACGTGCCGGTGCAGATCGGGCCCCTGGGCTGGATGGACAGCGCCGGCCAGCGCCACGAGCTGTAACGACTTCAGAGGAAGGACAACCCTCTTGGAAGAGCCACCTGCGGGTGGCTTTTTTGTTGTCTGCATGGGTCAACGCAGTGATGCGCCGCCCGAGGAGTTGAAAACATGGACAACCAGGAGACTGGATCCAACGGTGCGCTTGACGTCAACCAAGCCGTAAGCCTGTTGTCGGCCGCGATGGATGCCCCACCGCCCGACCGCGAGGCGGCTGCTGAACCTGAAGCAGCCCCGCCCGAAGCCCAAGCCGAGCCCGAGCCGCAGCCCGAAGCTGCTGCCGAGCCGCAGGCGCAGGAGGAGGACACCACGGTCACCGTCCGAATCGACGGCAAGGACGTGGAGGTCCCGCTTTCTGAGCTGAAGAACGGCTACCAGCGCCAGGCGGACTACACGCGCAAGACGATGGAAGCCGCGGAGCAGCGCAAAGCTGCCGAGGCCCAGATCTCCCAAGCGCAACAGGAGCGGCAAGCCTACGCCGCGAACCTGCAGAGGATGCAGGCTCAACTGGAAGGCGCGCTGCAAGAGCAGCAGAAAGTGAACTGGGACGAACTGCTCCAGTCTGATCCGGTGGAGTACTTGCGACAGCAACGCATCGCTCAAGAGCGACAAGCCACGCTGCAGCAGGTCTACGGGCAGCAGCAGCAGGTAGCGGCCCAGCAACAGGCCCTGGCACAGCAGGCCTACGTTCGTCAGCTCGAAGCGCAGCAGCAAGACCTCCTTGCCAAGCTGCCCGACTGGAAGGACGAGGCCAAGGCCAAGGCCGAAAAGGTGGCGCTGCGCGAGTACCTGGCGGGCCAGGGCTACGAGGCAGAGGCCATCGACGGCATCGCTGACGCGCGGGCCGTGATCTTGGCGCGCAAAGCCATGCTGTACGACCAGATGGTCGGCAAGGCATCGGCCGCGGCCAAGAAGGTGAGCGCCCTGCCGCAAAAGGTGGAGCGCCCCGGCCAGGGCGACAACCCCGGCATCACGCCGCGCACCGCGGCGTACCTGAAGCTGAACAAGACGGGCAAGGTGGAAGACGCCGCCCGCGCGTTCGCAGCAATTTTGTGATCAACCACTTCTAACGCCGAGAGGCGCTGAAAGGAGGCAGCCATGGCTGCACCAACCAATACCTTCCTGACCACCGCCGCAATCGGCAACCGGGAAGACCTGACGGATTAAGGTAAATTCGCCCTTGTTGCTCAGCGAGGACACTGATGAGCAACACGGCAGATGAAGTCCGTCTAAAACTGGGTGAATTGCTGGAAACCCCTTAGAGCCTGACGAGCCACAACGTAGCGGGAAACTGCAAGCGTGAGGGCTTGAAAATCGTCAGGATTGGGCAATCAGCAGCCAAGCCTCGCAGGGATGCGGGGAAGGTTCAACGACTAACGGCATACCGCTAGAACAGCGATGAAGCCGACACGAGTGCCCGGCACGCCTTCAGAGGCGTGATGAGATAGTCTGAACTGCAGCGAGAGTTGCAGAAGCGGGGATAAAGAGCCCCGCGATAACACACTGATCATCTACCGCATCAGCCCGACGCAGACGCCGGTGCTGAACATGGCCAGCAAGGCCAAGGCGTCCAACACCTTGCACGAGTGGCAGGTGCAGGAGCTGGCCGCGGCGGCAGCCAACGCCCAGGCCGAAGGCGACGACCTGACCGCCAAGACCGTGACGGTGACGGCGCGCTTGAACAACCGCACGCAGATTTCTGCGAAGAAGGTGGTGGTGTCGGGCACGCAGCAGGCGATGAACCCCGCCGGGCGCAAGGACGAGCTGGCCTACCAGCTCAGCCTGGCCTCGCTGGAGATCAAGCGCGACATGGAGCTGGGCCTGACCCAGAACGACGTGCTGGCGACCTCCCCGCGGTCTTCGCGTGGTCTTCGCGGCTGGGTGGTGGACAACGTCAACCGCAACGGCGGCACGCTGGCCAGCTACACCGCCAACACCGGCTACACCGCGGGCACGCAGCGCGCCTTCACCGAGGCGCAGGTCAAGGACGTCTTGCAGCAGGTCTACACGGCCGGCGGCGAGCCCGACATGGTCATGTTGCCGCCCGCGGCCAAGCAGACGTTCTCCGGCTTCACCGGCAACGCGACTCGCTTTGACAAGAGCGAGGACGCCAAGCTGTACAGCTCGGTGGACTTCTACGTGAGCGACTTCGGCACGCTGCAGTGCGTACCGAACCGCTTCATGGCCGCGCGTGACGTCTTCGTCCTGCAGTCCGACAAGCTGGCGATCGCGTACCTGCGCCCGTTCCAGACCATCGAGCTGGCCAAGACGGGTGACGCCGAGCAGCGCGAGCTGGTGGTGGAGTACACGTTGGAGTGCCGCGCGCCCAAAGCGCACGGAGCTGTCTACGACATCCTCTGAACCTGACACGAAACTGACAGGGCTGGTGCTCACAAGGCGCCGGCCCCACTCACCTGAAAGGACCAGACATGTCTGTAGACATCAAGCAAAACGACGACTCCTCGCTCGGGATGGTGGGCAACGCCAGCACGGGCGGCGAAGGCTTTGTGCCGGTGACCATCAACTACACCGCCTCTACGGTGGACTGCACGTTCTTCGTGGCCGACCGCGCCTACGTGGTCAAGGCCATCCGCAGCCGCGTGGACGTAGCGGGCACGGGTGGTGCGTGCACGGCGCAGATCCGCAAGACCCCCACCGCCACGGCTCCGGCCAGCGGCACGGTCTTGCACACGGGCTCGCACAACCTGGTGGGCACCGCCAACGCCAACCAGGCGCTGACGTTGTCCACCACCGCCAGTGACCTGCTGCTGGCTGTGGGTGACGCGCTCAGCTACGACCTCACAGGCACCGCCACCTCGGCGGTGGGCTCGATCACGGTGCACCTGGCTCCGGCCTGACGCACTGCAAGCACGGGGGCCCTTCGGGGCCCCTTTTCATTTCTCCCAGCGTCGAGAGACGTCGGAGCAGCACATGGCTCAAATTTTTGGCGGAGCGGTTATCTCCGTTTCGGTCAGCGGGTTTTCCGCGGCCACTGGGGGGACTTCGGCGCGCAGCGCCATCCCCAACAACTCCTCGGGCAGTGGCCCCAACTACATCCGCGTGGCGGCTCGTAACGAGTGCTACGTCAAGCTCGGCGACTCCACCGTGACGGCCACCACCAACGACGTGATGGTGCAGCCGGCGGACTCGGTGATCATGCACGTGCCCAAGGGCCTGACGCACATCGCCTACATCCAGGGCACCGCTGCGGGCAGCGTCAACGTCGTCCCGCTGGACAACTCCTGATGCTGCGCACGGACATTGCCGCTGCGCCCGGGGTGGTGACCACCGTGGCGCTGCAAGACGGGGCGCTCGTCACCGGCACCACGCAGGACTGCACGCCCTACGCCGAGCGCGCCCAGGCCATGCACAACGCGGGGCACACGGGCTCAAGCGACATGCGCCTGGCCGCGAGCATCCCCATGGTGCTGGTGGAGCGCTACCTCAACGACCACGCCATCACGCTGCAGGAGCTGGGCCGCTCACCCGAGCACCAGAAGCGCCTGCTGAACGACCCGGCGCTGGCGCATTTCCGCATCTGGAAGGGCAGGGTGTGACATGGCCATTGCCACCTACTCCGACCTGCAGACCTCGGTAGCCAACTGGCTCAAGCGGTCGGACCTGACGTCCATCATCCCGGACTTCATCACGCTGGCCGAGGCCCGCATCGCGCGAGACCTGCGCCTGCGCAAGCAGGTCACCAACACGGCGCTGAGCACCGTGGCCGGCACGCAGACCGTGAGCCTGCCCAGCGACTTCTTGGAGATGGAAAACATCACGCTGACCAACACCACGCCCCCTGCGGCGCTGTCGGTGGTCACGCCCGAGATCATGGACCGTAAGTTCCCGAATGGCTACGTTACGGGCCAGCCGGTGGTCTACACCATCGTGGGCGACCAGGTCCAGCTCGGCCCCACGCCGGACGCCGTCTACACGGTGAGCCTGGACTACTACCAGCGCTTTGCGGCGCTGTCGACCACGCCCACCAACTGGTTGCTGACCAACCACCCCAGCGTGTACCTGTTCGCCGCCTTGGCTGAGGCCAGCGGCTACGTGTTCAACGACGAGCGCATACCCACCTGGGAGGCCAAGTACCAGGCCGATGTGCGCAGCCTGCAAGAGTCTGACGACACGGCCCTGCGCTCGGGTTCTGCGATGAGAGTGAGGACACTATGACGGTTGAGACCGCGACCTACATCAACGGCCTGAACGCCACCTACCCGGCGGCTTCGGACCCGAAGAGCGAGGGCGACGACCACCTGCGCCTGATCAAGACCACGGTGAAGGCAACGTTTCCGAACGTGTCGGGGGCGGTGTCGGCAACGCACACCGAGCTGAGCCATGTGGCGGGGGTGACGTCAGCGATCCAGACGCAGATCGACACCAAGGCGCCCACGGCTTCGCCCACGTTTACCGGCACGCCAGCGGCGCCCACGGCGGCGGCGGGCACCAACACCACGCAGATCGCCACCACGGCGCACGTGGCTGCGTCCATTTTTGCGGCCTCGGGCATCACAGCGGTGCTGCCGGGGCAGACGGGGAACGCGGGGAAGTTCTTGGGCACGGACGGCACCAGCGCCAACTGGGTGAGCAATCCTTTTGATACCGCGCTGGCACTGCTGGGCAACACACGCAACCAGTTCTTCTCTGCGTCGGGTACGTTCGTTGTGCCCAGCGGCGTGACGTCCATTCGGGCCTACGCCTTTGGCCCGGGGGGTAACGGTGCGGCGGGCGTGGCCTCCACTGCCGGCGGTGGCGGCGGTGGTGGTGGTGGCTGTGCGTATGGCGACATTGCAGTCACGCCCGGGGATTCGTGGACGGTCACGGTAAGCGG